TGCACATGGTTGTCCACAGCCTGTGCATAACTCAGTGATTGTGCATAGGTTATCCACAAGTGACGTATGGCCTGTGGATAACCTGTGGATAAGTCGCGCCTCTACCTACCCAAGAAACGCGCCAAAATTTTACAACGAAATACCTAATACTTTCCCATTTTGGCACGTTTCCACACTGCCCAACACCCCGTTCACCCACCCACAGCCAAAATTTTAAAAAATAATCTAAGACTTATGAAAATTTGGCAACTAAATTTTAAGACTTTACCCCTTTTGACATCCCATAATGCCACCTAATACTGTGTTAAACTATGGCAAACTCCATACTCGCTAACATGCCCACCTTGAATCAATACGGATACCCCGAGTCTTGGCCCCAGCCTACAGACCGACCAAGCTCAACAGTCTCACGCATCACTCACGAGCAAAAGAAAGCCTTGTATGAGCGAAACATAACTACAAGAGCACTGGCCAAGGTGCTAGGTATAGCGGAGTCACATCTATCATACCTATTCTCAGGCAAAGTGCCAGCCTACAAGAACACTAAGAGCGACCTGAGTGCGATTAGACGCCAGTTTAGAATGGTGTGTGCTGCAAGAGCTGTAAAGAAGGAGGTAAGCATCACTGAAGCCGCTTCTATAGCCCGAATCAGCTACAGAAGCATGGCTAGAGCAGTGCAATCTCTCAAAACAGAGGCAAAGCCCAATGAAACCTGAGTTTAATATGGAAGATTTCCCTGCTTTGAAGGGGAAAACAGACGCTTCAGATGTGTACATTCCAGCTTTTGTGCCGCTAACAGCCACCGGATTAAACCTTGAAGACGAGCTATTAGAGCAATATAACCGTGCTAGAAAGATTTTACACGATGCTAGTTACGACGAAGGCATACCGCTTTCACAGAAAGCAGCAGCATTAAACAGTGCTACATCCATCATCGGAGCCTTGATTAAGTCACAGGCAGAGCTTTATAGCCTTGAACGCATCAAGAAGATAGAGAACGTACTGATAGCGACCTTGAAAAAGTTCCCCGAACTGCAGGATGAGTTCATGGCGGCTTATAGTATAGACCTTGGTAATGACAATGATAAGTGAACACCTAGCCAGAGTCAGGAATTCTATAGAGAACGTCTATAGCATGGGAAACCTGTCCCAATGGATAGCTACGAACACTACTTACGAAGGTAAACGGTTTAACTACACAGGTAGAGAGTACCAGCAGACCATCATAGATGACCCTGCTAAGACCCTGTTCGTAGTGAAGTGTGCTCAGGTGGGCCTCTCAGAGATATTTGCTAGATGGGCCTTAGCGTCTGTAACAAGCCAAGAGAACTTTACCACTATCTACACATTCCCTGCTGCTACAGACGCAGAGTTGTTTACGAAGTCGAGGTTAACACCTGTTATCGCAAACTCTAAGGCTATTACACACTCCTTGAGTCGCTTAGTTAATAGCACAGAGCTTAAGCAGTTTGGGCAGAATAGCTTTCTATACATTCGGGGTACATACTCAGAGACAGGTGCGCTGTCAGTTCCTGCGGACTTGATTATCCACGATGAATTCGATAGATCGGACATGGGTAACGTAGCAGCATACGTGTCTCGTTTACAAGCTAAGCCTACAAAGATGCGTAGAGTGTTTAGTACACCTACTGTGGCTAAGTATGGCATCGACCTTGAGTCGCTAACATCTAAACGTAAGAAGCAGGTGTGGACTTGCAGCCATTGCAGACATAAATTCATACCAAACTACCACGATAACGTCATTATCCCCGGCTATACTGGCCGTAAACAGGAGCTAAATAAGCTTAATATCGACAATACACGCTGGCAAGAGGCTAAATTGCTCTGTCCTAAGTGTGGCCAAGAACCTGATAACGCACTGCAGTACCGCGAATGGGTAGTAGAAAACCCTGAATCTCGCTTCGACGCAATGAGTTATTTCGTCAGTCCGTTCTGTGCACCTAGCTTTATTACAGCTCCCTACCTTGTAAAAGTGTCTACACAGTTCAATAAGTGGTCAGAGTTTTGCAATCAAGCACTTGGAGAGACCTCGGAAGACGCCCAAGATACGATTGTCGAGTCGGATATACGGGCTATGCATACTCCCAATGATATGAAAGCATCAGGTGTGCACTTCATGGGTTGTGACATGGGAGCTACCTGCCATATTATGATAGGCAGAAAGTTTGAAGGTAAGTTGCTTGTGGTGCACAGAGAGAAAGTGTATTTTACTGAGTTTGAGCAGCGTAGAAGAGAGTTGTGTTCTCAGTACTCTGTACTAACATCAGTTCACGACTTGTATCCCTATACCGACATTATAGCTAGAGTTACTTCTTTTGATCCCAATGCGTTTGGCGCCACCTATGTCTATAGGAAGACTTCGGAAACGCACTATATCAAGCAGCAAGAGGAAGATCCAGAAGAAGGTAAGGTTAATGTACGTTCTGCTATGGTTAACAGAGATATTGCATTTGATGAATTGATGAGCGAAATTAAGGGTCGTATGATCGTTATCCACAATGTAGATGACGAACTTGTACAGCACTTTACAGACATGAAGCGTATCCAGAAGTTTGATAAATCTAATGTAATGCGCTATGTTTGGGAAAAGACTGAGGGGCATGATCACTACCATCACACTTTGCTATACCTTTATATAGCTACTAAGTTACAAGGTGTAGCGGGTGCATGGACTCCAGAGGGCTCTGTGCCATTTCTCAGTTCATTTATAATGCGACAAAATACTTGAACTGTGTTGAGTTACTGTGATAAACTTCGGCGCATTGCGCCGAAGAAATTGGAACTGACATGAATATACTGACAAAAGCACGCGAAATCTTAGGTTTTGAGGCTGCTGTACTACCTCCAGTACCGCTACCTAAGCCACCTACAGGTGTGCAGACAGAAATGTCACACCGCACTGTCGTCGGTGGTACAGCTTCTCGCATTTCTCAGCAGGATAGAGCACCACTTACTACCGATAGATTGCTAAGTGCTAGAAATTCTGCTAGCACAGCTGCTGCTATCAGAACCTTGAGCTTCTCATCTCCAGATGTTAGCGCTGCTATCTATGCAGCCTTGCGGGTTGGTATTCCTGAGAAGTACACACTGATCGCTAGAGACATGGATGGTAGGGTTAACCCTGCTGCTACTGGTATTGCTCAAGAGATTCTACGCAGAGTTACATACTTAGGCAATGTGGACGGTTCTTATGGTTCACAGATGACTGTGCAGTCCTTATCTGAGAGCTTGGGCAAGCAGTTGCTGCAGTATGGAGCCTGTGCAGGAGAGATAGCCCTTGATAAGGCACGAGTTCCTGCCAGTTTAAACGCTATATCGGTCACCACTATTAAGTGGTATGACGAGGATACAGCCGTAAGACCGGTGCAAGTTGTAGGTGGTACAGAGATTAGCCTTGACATTCCTACCTTCGTTTATGTCAGCTTGGATCAAGACTTGTTGGAAGTGTACCCAGCATCGCCCTTGGAAGCGTCTATTCAGTCTGTATTAGCGGACTTGGACTTTAATGGAGACATTCGTAAGGCCTTGAAACGTGCAGTACTGCCAAGGTTAGTTGCTACGATTGATTCGGAAGCGGTTAAGAAGAGCACACCTCCTGATATTCTCAACGATAGTAATAAGTTTGCCGCTTACAAACAGTCTATTATTACTGCTGTCCAAAACGTGCTAAATGGCGCTAACCCAGAAGATGCACTTGTTAGCTTTTCAGAGATAGCTTATGACTACATAGATGGCGGTAAAGATCCTAGTAGTATTATTGAACGTATCCAGAACGTACTAAACAGTAAGTTGCAGACGGGGGTTAAGACCCTGCCTGTGGTGCTGGGACATGGCGCAGGAGCTACTGCAGCATCTGCAGAGTCGCTCTTGTTTATCAAGAACGCTAACATGATTAGGGTTAAACTTAATGAGTTCTACTCTAGAGCGCTTACCATTGCTACAAGGATTCTAGGGCAGGATTGCTACGTAGAGTTCAAGTATGCAGACATAGATCTGAGACCTGATGCCGAACTTGAAGCATATAAAGCTATGCGTCAATCACGTATTCTGGAACTGCTATCGTTGGGCTTGATGACCGACGAGGAAGCGTCTATAGAGTTGACCGGAAATCTGCCTCCACAGGGCTTTAAACCCTTGATGGGTACAATGTTCAAA